AGGACATTTAATTATAATATAGAAAATATTTTTAAAAAAATAAAACAATATCTTTATAAACTTAAAAAAAATGATAATTATAATTCTTTTAATCTCCCCCACATTAACTTTATAACATTAAATAAAATAGTTAAATATATAATAATTGGGGCTGCTGGCAAAGATATTAAAAGAAATAATAAACCAACAACTATAACGAGTGCTTTAACAGCAAAACCTACATATTTCATAACTCCTCCGGTAGGTATATCAGTACTGTCTCCTTTTCCTCCAACTTGTATCATATTACTATTACTAAAGAAAACTAAATTTATTTAATTTAATTATTCTTAAATTAAAAAAATAATTTCTTGATATTAATTAATATGAAACAAAATATTTTATATAATTTATTATTATTAATTTTGATTGTAATCGTTTATTACGTAACTGTATCAAATAATATTGTCAATAATCCTAAAGTAAATAATTTAATGAATAGATTAACAGAAGGTTCTGTTAATACTGTTTTATTATTAGCTATTATAGGATTAACACTTAGTGAAGATTTAAATGTAGGATTTTTATTAAGTATAATTTATTTAGTTGTTCTTATTAGAACTAACCATACTAAAGAACAATTTAGAAGTGGTCCTTCGCCATTAAACTGTAAAACATATGGAGATAGTAGAGAAAAAACTGGCGTTGCTTTCTATCCTTTACACGATAATATGGAAGAAAACTTAGCTTGTTAATTTTATAGGTTAATTTAAATTTTTTAATTATTTTTAAAATATTATATTATAGTAATATTTTAAAACTAAAATGGATATCTATAAGAAAATAAATGATCTTAACCAAAGTAAACTTTTTGCGGGAATTTTAATGATTCTTATGAATTTAGGTTCTAAATATATTGCTTTAGAACTTAGTGAATCTCAAGAAGAATTTCTTAGTAATATAGTTATTAGAAGAATTGTTATTTTCGTTGTTGCTTTTATCGCAACCAGAGATATTATTATTTCACTCATTTTAACCGGTGTATTTATCTTATTAGTTAGTGGATTATTTAACGATAATAGCGATTTGTGTATTATAAAAAAACATAATCCTCAAACCAAAATGATTACTAAAGATGATGTTATTAAAGCAAAAAAAATTATTAAAAAATACGAAAATCAAAAGTTGTCGAAGTCAAAGAGTTCTAATTAATAAATGTCTAATTAATAAATGTCTAATTAATAAATGTCTAATTAATAAATGTCTAATTAATTTATAAATCTAAATTAATACTTTTACTACCACTACTTGAATTTAAATTATTATTAGATAGTGTCTCCATTAAACCATTAACATCAGGTGGTCCATTCATACTTGGTCTTGAACTAGAAGTGCTGTCATTCATATCACCACCACCCCCACCACCTCCTCCTCCGAATAAATCACCCATTAAATTACCAAAACCACCTAAACCTCCACCACCGCCTCCGCCTCCACCTAAACTACCCATTAAATTACCTAAATCAAAACCTCCTCCACCACCTCCTCCTAAACCGCCAAATCCTCCACCTCCGCCTCCTCCAGAAGAACTAGGAACAGGTGACGAAGCATTATTACCCATAGTATTCGCAGCCGCACTCGCAAATTGTTTCATTAAGTCGGGATTCTGTCTCATTACATCCTCCATACCAGGTAATGAAGATTTAAACATTGTATTCGTTAAATGGAACATAAAAGCACTTCCTCCTAAAGATAATAATAATCTTAATTCTGGAGCCATACTTGCTTTAGATTTGTATTTTTGGTGTAATTCCTCGAAAATATCATCATACTCATTAATACCTTCATGAACATTCTCGGACCAACCGTCTAATTTTACATCAAATGGATCAAATTTATTATTAAGAAATTCTATAGCAGTAACAAAAGCAATTAACATTTTTCTCTGGAATTTTACACTTTGGTCCATATCTCTTTGGTTCTTTAATCTATCAAATTCGTGTTTCATCTCTTCATAACTCGAAGACATACTAAACTTTTTATGAGTTTTAATACCCTTTTTTTCCAATCTCTCTAAAATACATAATAATTTAAACTTTTCTTCTTGTACCTCCTCATAACTCATTTCCTTAGGAGGTATTACTACTTCAGGTATTTTTTTCTCTTGTGTTTTAATAGGTTCTGGATTATTAAAAATAGTAGGATTATTTAAATCCCCTAAAGGATCGTTTTTTTTCATATCCCCAATATTTAAAGGGTTATCATTTAAATCAATACTATTTAATCCTTCAGGTTCTTCCTTTTTTTTCTCTAAAATATCGTCCCCAAATAAATTTAAGGTAGGTTCCGCCACTTTATTACTATCAAATTCTTTTACATCTATTGATACATTTTCCTTTTTAAAATCATTACCTAAATTAATACTATTATTCATACTCCCTAAAGAATTTTCATTTTTATCGTCTTTACCTAATTTACTCTTATTTACTAATAAATCTAAACCTATATCTGATTTTTTATCATTAACACTTAAGTTAGGTGTTTTAAAAGAATTATTGCCTAAAGAAATATTTTTAATATTATTGTTAGGAGTTATATTAATCTCAGTAGCAGTATTTCCTAAATCTACATCAAGGAGGTGGTCTAAATCAACTGTTCTAAGATCGTCAGAATCTAATTCCAAATTTAATGAATTCATTTAATCAATATTAGAAAACTATTATTTGTATATTACGCAGTATATCAAATCCATAAATTATATTTAAGTAGTAAAACTAATATTATATTTAAATTTATTTAGATTTACATTTTAGACTTATTTACATTTTAGACTTATTTACATTTTAGACTTATTTACATTTTAAAGTCCAATTGTATTTGATAAATATTCATTAGAAATGTATCTGCCAAATCGTCTCTTTTTTTATGATTATTAAATATTTCTTTCCATTCTTCATTATTTTCCATAAATTCCAATAATTCTAAACAAAACTTTTTAGCAAGTTCTTTGTTTTTTTTATATTTATTTTTAATATTTAATTCTTTTTCTATAGTTTTTTTATTTTCTATAAACTTAGTTTTTTCTTCAGTTTCCCCTAAATACAAATTTACTTTTAATTTATTATTCGCAGATAAAAATAATATCTTATCAATTTGTTTAGTAATATCATTTTGGTCTATTCTCCCTCTAATTAAAAAATATGAATACAAAATCATCTGTATACTTTTCATTTTAGGATTTTTAAATGCTGGTTGATTTTCTATAGTTATTACATCCACATCTAATAAATATTTCCTATTATCCAATTCTCTAATTAAATTTTCAGCAACTAATTCCGTTTCATTTTTTTTATCCTTCTTCTTCTCCACTAAATTATAATCTTCTATACTTAAATTTTCTGATTTAAAATGCTTACTACAATAACCTATAAATCTATTATCCTTCTTTTCATAATAAATCTTTTTTTGACATAATTTATCATTTTTTTCTATAAAACAACACCTTATTTTATTAACCTCTATCATTTTATTACTATTTTTGAAATTTTTACTATGTGTTTTACAACAATAAGTATCGAATTCTATATTATAATACATTGAATTCTTATTACACATTTCTTTATTCTTTTTTAATTGTTTACAAGTAGGTATAGGTTTAGTTTTTTCACCTATATTTATTATTTCCCAATTTAAAATTTTAAAACTGTTATCATTTTTTTCCACTAAACAATAAGATAAATTTTTAATACCTATATCCCAACTTAGATATTTCATATATACTAACAAATATAATATATTATAAACCTAAACAAATATTTATAATATATTATGTTGATTTAGAGTTTTATAATCTCATTACTTCTTTATAATTGATTTCGTCAAAGTTTTTTTATTTTTTTTGATTTGATTACTTCGTTATAAACTTTTTTTACATTTAGGAATATTCATATCCTCTATTTTTATTTCTACTAACTTTTTAGTTTTTTTATTATTATTTTTAGATTTCAATAAAGTCTTACAATCTAATTTCCCCCCTTTACTAAATCTTCTATCTCTTAATCTAATTTCAGTATAGCCGGATTTTTTCTTAGTATTTAATGTACATAATAAAGGATATTTATGTGTTAAATATACAGCACTATCATGTATTCTATTTTTTGTCCTATTTATTTGCATTCCTCCGGGTTCTTTATAACATCGTGTTCTACAAGTCACATTAGTAAATCTTAGAACTCCGCCGTCTTTTAAATAATATTTAATAGATCTTTCATAGTCCTCTTTATCGTCAATTGTCCTAAGTTCTGCTTTTTTATTATTTACTACCCCAGTCATAAAACCTATAATATATACTAATTTAGTAGTGGTATAATCGTCAATATTTTTAGTAGTAGGTTTCATAAAATAAGGATTTTCAACTGGATATACACCCCAATTATCACATTTCTTTTGTTTAGCAGTTTCAAATGCGAATTCTATAAATTTATGTAAATCTTTCATATTATGTAACCTATTATTTTTCTTATCATAATTTTCATCTATTTTGTCTATTACTTTACCTTCTTTATTATTAAAAATTTCAAATATATGACTAATATCGTCATCCATATAGAAAATTCTTTGTTTTTCCTTGAAATAATTAGCCATAAAATTCCTAATATTTTTTATCCCAGGTTCCCCTACTACTATTTTGTTATAATGTTTTTTCTCTATTTCACCTTCATATATCTTTTTTTGTTCCTTGTCTGAGACGAAAATTATAATTTTTTTAGGGTCAATTTTATGTTCAATTAATAATTTTAATGTCTTATTTTTTAATGTTTTAGGTCTTTTATAAGAGGGGATTGCTACTATATATTTATTTAGCATATATACATTATAAAAATATTTTTATAAATACAAAACATTTTTATAAAAATAATAATATAGTAATATATTAATATGTCGAGTCCACATTGGTTAACTGGAGAAATAATAGATGAAAATACAACACCCTGGATTTTAGGTATGAATAAAAGTTATTTTTTATTAGGTGTTAAAGCAGTAGGAATATTTTTGTTAGTATTTATTATATTAACATTAGATTTCCTTGCTTTATCTGTATCCTTACAATGTAATAGAAAAAGTCCTAGTTTGTTATCGACTATCTATGCCTTCTTTTTTGGACCTATATATTTATTAGTAAATTATTATTTTGTTAGAGTATTATCAAAAGGTGAATCTTGTGAATTTTCATCAGAACACCCATTCTCACTTTAAAATTAGTATTTAATAAAATGTAAAATGAGTGTTTAATAAAATGTAAAATGGTTATTTAATAAAATGAGTGTTTAATAAAATGTAAAATGGTTATTTAATAAAATGTTTGTTTAATAAAAAATATATAATAATAATATAAATGAACTTACAAGATTTTAGAAATAACCAAGAACTTATTGGTGCTTTAGTAATAGTATTTATAATTATGGCAACCTATTACTATTATTTATATAAAGAATACCGAAAAACAAAAGATACTTATGATAGTAAAAGATTTGTAAGTATTTGTCCTGATTATTGGAGTTTAACAAGTAATTCTAACCCAGAAGAAAAAATTATTAAATGTAAAAATGAAAAAAATATAGGGAGGTGTAATCATAATATAGATAAAGATTTCAGTTCTAAATTATATCAAGACGATATCGCAAAATGTAAATGGTCTAAATATTGTAATGCTCCGTGGGAAGGAGTAGACCACTTATGTGCGGATTTAACAGAAAATCAATTAGACCCAGGAAAATAATTTCTTATTACAATAATTTTTTTAATTATTTCTTATTACAATAATTTTTTTAATTATTTCTTATTACAATAATTATTTCTTATTACAATAATTTTTTTAATTATTTCTTAAAATTGATTTATAACTTTACTAATAATAACTTGTTAAATACTAATAAATTATTATATGAATTTACTATTAGTTGATAAATATAAACCTAAAAAAATAGAAGATATACAAGGAAATAAACTTCAAATAAAAAGATGTAAAAAATGGATTACTGATTTCAAAAATAAAAAAGATAATACTAAACCGGCATTATTATTATCGGGACCTCCTGGTATAGGTAAAACTACTCTTGCTTTATTACTTTTAGAAGAATTAGATTATGATATAATAGAATATAATGCCAGTGATGTTCGAAATCAAAAATTAGTAAAACATAATTTACAAAGTATTATTGGTAAAATTAGTATCAGTAGTCTTATGGGAGGTTTAAAACATATTGGAATTATTATGGATGAAGTTGACGGTATGAGTTCAGGAGATAAAGGAGGAGTATCTGAACTTATTTCATTTATTAATCCAAATAAAGGAAAAAGAAAAAAGGACAAAATAGATATTAAATATATTAATCCTATTATTTGTATTTGTAATAATGATAGTGAAAAAAAAATGAAAGATTTGAAAAAAGAATGCGAACATATAAAATTCGTTTTACCCAGTATTAGTGAATTATATTCTTATGCAAAAACAATAATAGAAAAAGAAAATATTGATATTTCAGAAGACGATATACTTTCTATAGTTACCTTCTGTCAACACGATATTAGAAAAATGATTTCTATTATTGAAAATATAAAATTAAGTCTTAAAAATAATGATAAGAAAAATATACAAAAAATTCTAGATTCTATGGAACAAAAACATAAAGATACATATTTACTAACAGCAAGTTTTAATATAATGAATGAATATCAAGATATAGATTCCACAAGTCGTATTTATAATACAGATAAAAATATGATAGGATTAATCATTCACGAAAATATATTCGGTTTTATGAATAATTATAAAATAGATGAATTTGAAAAAATTAATATAATAAAAACTATCTTCCAATATATGTCTTATAGTGATTACTTTGATAAAGAGATATTTACCAATTGTAATTATGGTTTTCATCAATTAAACGCAGTCTATAAATGTTGCGTTCCTTCATATTTATTAAATCAACACAATAAATATTCCACATTGAAATTTACATCAAATGATATTCAATATACTAAAATTCTTAGTAAATTTTCATTACAATATAATAACTACAAAAATAAAATTTATATAAATAGGAAAATAAATAATTTTTCTAATGAATCACAAAATATACTATATTCATATTTCATAAAATCAATCGTTTTAAATAATAATATATTAAAAATGGATTGTGATAAAGAAAAAATTAATACTAAAATAAAATTCTTAATTGAAAAATATGAACTAAAACCAGAAGATTTAGAGAAAATGTATAAATTAATTCTAAATAGGGCAAAAAATACTAAATATGATAAATTATATTCTCAACTCGCGGGCAAAGAATTAGATAAAAAATATTTTGAAAAATACCTTAAATTACTTTCCATTTGAATTATGATTTATTCTTTTTTTATTTGTCTTATTCTTTGTTTTATTTTTATTTGTCTTATTCTTTGTTTTATTCTTTGTCCTTTGAGGTCCAAATTTTCCTTTTTGATTTTTTGATTTCTTTTTCTGTAAAAGACCTTTTTGTCTTAAAGGATTTTCTTTACTTTTCATTAATTTGGATTTCCTTTTACTTACTATATAACCATATTCATTCATAACAAAGTCTTCTTTTGTTAATCTTCCCTGTGTCATTCTTGCTTTTCCGTGCCATACTTCTGCTCGTGTTCCATATCTTTTATTTCTTAATCTTCCCATATATTATATTAAAAGATATAAAATAAAATTAAAATTATAAATTAATAGTATTTAATAAATTATTTATTTTTCCTATTTTAATTTCTACTTTTAACTTTATTGTTTTTTTTACCTTTATTTTTTTTTTTAACTTTACCTTTATTGGTACTTTTACCTTTACCTTTATTGGTTCTTTTACCTTTACCTTTATTATTTTTTTTACCTTTACCTTTATTGGTTCTTTTACCCTTACTATTTTTTTTTTTAATTATTCCAGTAGTTGTTGGTGCTCTACGTTTCACGTCTTTTATAGAACATAATAATCTCTTATCTTGTAATCCTGGTAAATCTTCAGTTTCAAATAAATTAAATTGATTATTTCCTATGCTAATTTTGGTATTTAATGTATAACTAAAATAATATTCATATAACATATAATATGTAAATGAAGTTATACCCGGGGGCATTGGTACATTAAATAAATGATTAATAGAAAAACATATTGGTTCTATATCTGGCAATTCTTCATCAAAAAATAAACACATTTTACTTATTGGTATTGGATTTGATATAGATGGCAGTGCTCCACATTCTGTATTATTGCATTCATAAATGAAAAAATTTGTTTACCTTCACCAACTTGGTTTTGTATAAGGTTTGTAACATACGCGTCGGTCTGAACCCCTAAAAACCATCCAGGTATATATTCAGGTATATATTCAGGGTTGTTTAATCTTTCAGGGAATAATTGTAGCATATTTATATATTATAATTAGAAAAAAATTTATTATAATTCATTTATATTATTTATAATAAACTTCCGAGAGGAATTTCACTAATTACTTTCATAATTCTATCAAATTCTGCTTCCAGTCTTTCCGGTTCTTTTATAAAATCTTGACTTGCGTCTATTGTTATAACTTTAATACCATTTTCTTCTTCTCTTTTTAACCATTCTTCATGTAGTTTATTGAGTTCTTCCAGATAATCTAAAGGAATACCACTTTCCCCAGTTCTATCTCTTTTCATAATTCTATTATTACAAATATCTTTACTCGTCTTGAGATAAATATAAACGTCTCCTTCTAAATTAAATTGCTTGGAAAATACATTAAACCATTGTTGATATATATTATATTCTATTTCACTAATGTTTCCTCTCCTATAATTACATTCCATAAAAACATTCTTATCTGTGAAAACTGAACGCTCCACAAAATTAAGTTTTCTAGGACATTCAGTACCATTATCTTTTCTCATATCTAAAATATCCTTGGTTCTACTAATAAACGCGTTCATCTGAAAAGCAAAACCATATTTTTCTTGGTCTTCATAGAAATACTCTAATAGATTTTTACCTGTTGAATCTTTTGTATTTAACCACTGATCCACTGGTTCTTTCTTTATAAAAGCATTTTCAATATTTTTTCTTTTAAAATACTTTTCAAACTCTTCGATAAAAGTTGTTTTTCCGGCGCCAATATTTCCTTCAATATAAATAAACATTATAATATAATTATTATTTCTATACAATTATTCCTTTTATACAATTATTCATTTATATATCAATTTTTTTTTATTTAAAAAAACAAATGTAAAAGGTAAATATGTCAAAATCAATTAATATCTATTACACTGGAATAGGAAGTAATAATAAGACAATATTTAATGAAAAACAATTTAGAAGAATTATTCATAATAATATTAGCCATTTTTATTTATTAGGATTAGATTCATATTTACAAGACGCAGTTGAAAATCCTTTTATATGTGATATTCGACTATTATTAGACTTAACCGGTGCCTATATTAAAATATAATTTTTTTAAAATTTATATTATATTAATATACTAATAAAGTAATGTTTAATAAATCAAATAAACCTTATTTAGTCTTTTTATTTATTATAATACTTTTTATTGTAATAAAAAAAAATATAAAAATAGAAAAATTTAGTAATGATAATGAAATAATTATAGTAGGTAATGCTCCTTATGATAAAAATAAAAAAAACGGAAAATTAATTAATAGTTTTAAAAATGTTGTTCGTTTCAATAATTTTAATACAGATATAGAACACCAGGATTATATAGGATCTAAAACGGATTATTGGTGTATAAGTTGTTTTGTTTATCATTCTAATAAGAAACTATTTGAAGAGAAAAAAAAAAATAATATTGAAAATATATTAGTAATTAAACCAGAAGTTTTCCTAAATAGATATCCTTATAAGAAAAAAGATAAAACTAAATTACTAATTCAAAATAGAGATATATTTGTTCCTGAAAAATATAATTTTAATAAAAAATGGCCTTCAACTGGTCTATTCGCCGTTTTATACTTCTTACAAACTTATCCGAAAGTTCATATTACCGGATTTAATCATTTCGATGAAAAACAAGGAAGTATCCATTATTATGAAAATTTAAAACAACTAGGACATAAGGGAGATTTAGAAAAAACTATTTTTAATGATTTAAAATCAAATGGGAAAATAATAACTATATAATTTTATATTTATGGAAGAAGTGAATTTAAACGAAGTGAATTTAAACGAAGTGAATTTAAACGAAGTGAATTTAAACGAAGTGAATTTAAACGAAGTGAATTTAAACGAAGTGAATTTAGAAGAAAATAATATAGAACTATTAACTATAGAAAAAATGGAAGAACCACTACAACTTCAAAATATTTTAGCAAAAGAAAATAATTTTGTTACAGACGATTATGAGTGTGCTATTTGTTTAGACAGTTTAGACAGTTTAGACAATTGTGAAGAAAATAAAATTATACAACTCAATAATTGTAATCATAAATTTCACGAATCCTGTTTAAAACAATGGCTACTACATAATAATACATGCCCATTATGTAGAACGAATATTAATAATTTTATTGAAGCTAAAATTAGTTTATTATGTGGAAATTTATTTAAAAAAAAAACTATTATCGAAATACAAGAAGATAAAATTATATTTCATTCATATCCAAATAAAACAAATGAATTATTTAATTTAGACTATTTTAAAATAAAAAAAATGAAATCTGTTTCAACATATTGTAAAATTTATTATGCCAGAATAAATGGAAATGAAATTACTATAAAAAAAAAATATATTTATTTTGATAATTATAAATTATGTCACGATTTTTTTAAATTTCTTACAGAAATCATAATAAAATACTATAAGAAATATAATTTAACTTTTAATTATATTTAACTTTTAACTATGTTTGATCTTAGAATATATAACAGAATTAACACATTTTAAACATATATTACTACCTGATATACATATACCACAGAACCCACATAGCTTAGAACACACATATTCATTATCTGAAATATATTTTTTATGTTTTTTTTTCTTACACTTCATACAAGTAACTAAATTATTTAGAAATTTCAGTTCTTTTATTATTAGATATGATATATCTTCATTTATTAAATCTGTAAATATTTTTTCTACTTCTAAATAATATTCATCCATATTATATTACTTTATTTTATTTTATTAAATATAAGTCGTAGGTTCCACCTCATTATATAATGTATTGCTTATAATACGTTCATTTGACGGTTCCACCTCATTATATAATGTATTGCTGATAATACTTTCATTACACTGTTCCACTTCATTATATAATATATTTGTTTTTGAAGTTTTATCATAAATATCACTATATTCTACATTATTTTTTTTATTGTATATAAGATTTGGTGTTAAACTAACAATCTTATTTTTTGGGTATCTATTATATATTTCTTCATTCTCTTGATATAAAGGATTATTTTTTCCCTTTCTTACTTCACTATACTCAGGATTATTATCCTTTTGTATCATATTGTGTTCACTTGCTGCTATATATACCGGATTATTCATACTCCTTTCATTATTTATAACGTGTATCTTATTTATATTTGAATAATATTTTTTTACACATAATATAAAAGAAGCTATTAAAAGTAAAGATAATACAGATATAATTATTATCCAAATTAAATACTTACGTTCTATATTTGTTATTTCACTGTCATATTCAATTATAGTAATATTATTATAAGGTGTTACAGTATTTATTATAGGTATATTATTTGTTTTTGTGGTGGTTGTGAATATAGTAGATTTTAAAATATCATTTTGTTCAGTCATTTGTGATATAATTGTACTTGTTTGTATTGTAGTTGTGAATGTTTCCGTTGTAGTTGTTAATGTTTTCGGTGTAGTTATATTAATATTGTTTTGAGTAAATTGATTTTTTTGCGTTATAGAAGTAGTCGTTTTAGAAGTTTTTGTTGTAGTTTTAGAAGTAGTTGTTTTCGAAGTGCTTGTTTCTGAAGTTGTTGTTGTAGTTTTAGAAGTTGTTGTAGTTTTAGAAGTAGTTGTTTTCGAAGTTGTTGTAGTAGTTAAATGATTAATTAAAAAAGTATCACTAAATCTTGAAATATTATAATCTTCATTTACTACTTGTATCTTATACTTTCTATTGTAATCATTATACTCTAAATCCCACAAATAATAATTATTTGAAAACTTATTTTCAACTAAATTCCTTATTATTTTATTATTATTTTCTAATAAATTTATACTAAAATTATTATAATTAGAATTATCCTCTAACCAACTAATATTCATTTGATTTCCTTCTCTACTTACAAAGTCATACCTATTTTCATTCGGTTTTTCTACCAATAAACCATAACTATTAAATATGGGACTATATCTCTCGATTCCCGTGTCTTGCTCTTTTATCTTTATTCTTAAATCATAAATCGCAATATCATTAAAAATATCATCCAAATACCAATTATAAATATCTATTCTACTATCTACATTATCAGCGATTAATATTTTTCTCTGCCACTTAGTATTTACATAATATTCCAAATCTATATCTATAAAACCTTTAAATCCATTCCATTGAATTTCTACATTTTTTTTAGGTATTACCACTGAATCTCTAATCGGTTGTGTTACGTTCATATTGGTTTTAATACTAAAATAATCAGATAAGATATAATTATTATTAGTATTAGTTAGAGAACTCGAAAATCCCTCCGTATTCGTAATTACTAACTTGAAATTATGATTTAATAAATCATAATAATTTAAATTTCTGGGAACGTTCCATAAATAATCCCCTTCAGTTACTAAATCATCTAACACTAAATCACCATTTTCATATGTTGATAAAGTATTAGTTGTAAAAGAGTTAGCGTCTTGGTGTAATAAATAAATATGATAATCAGTTAGGTTAGATAACCAACTAATATTATACGAATGATCAATATATAATTCATCATTCACAGTTGGAAATATGAAATTTCCACTTGAAACATTTACCGTTGGAAATATGAAATTTCCACTTGAAGCATTTACCGTAGGAAATATGAAATTTCCACTTGAAACTAAAATAAAACAGAAAAATATTATATTCTTAAACATATTAGCATATATTTTACTTTAAAATCTTAAATATGTTATTCAAAATTGGTTTTTATTTATTAATGTAAGAATAATCTTCTCCCAGAAATTGCCATATACATTCCATATTCGTTGCACGCATTTATTACTCCTTCGTCTTGTATACTTCCTCCAGGATTTAAGATATATTTTACATTATATCTTTCGGCATAATCTATATTATCTCTAAAAGGGAAAAAAGCGTCAGAACTTAAAACTAATTCCGTCATATTCTCATTCAAAAATTTATTCTTCTCGTCTTCTGTTAATAATTCCACATCATCCATAAATAATTTCCGCCATTCTTCCAATTCTATTTCCGTAAAATCCCCATTTACATATTTTATAACTGCATTCACCTTATCTTGTCTTTTTATTCCGTTCTTAAATTTATCTAATAACGCAATTGACTTAGGATGTCTCTTCAAATTAAACACATTTGCCTTATTTCCAGCCAGTTTAATACAATCAACTCTATTTTGTTGTCCAGCACCTATACCTATAACTTGTCCTTCATTCGCAATTGTTATAGAATTAGAAGGAGTATATTTTAATGTTATGGTAGCCAATATTAAATCTTCCTTCTTTTCTCTACTTATTTCCCTATTTTCCGTTGGTACTTTCTCAAAATAATCATTTAATATCTTTTCACTATTACAATCTTGAGATACAGCCACACCCATTATTTCCCTATATTCTACTCTATTATAATCTATATCCCATTCTCCCTTTATAATAGTAAATTTTCCTCCTTTCTTCTGTTTTAACATATTAAAAGCTTCTTCTGTATATCCTCTCGCTATTATACCATCACTCACTTCTCTTCTAATTAATCGAGCACAAGTTTCATCTACTATACCACTAATCGCTATAAAATCCCCAAATGAAGAAAGAGGGTCGCAATTACGGGCCCTAACAAATGCCCTACCACTATGCGATTCATTCAAATCAACGTCAGTATATTTCTCCAAATCATATAATACCTTCTCTAAGTTTGTTATCACCCCCCTTGAAGTTCCTACTCCAGCAGGAGCAGTATGTTTAAATGATGTAGCAGTCATATATCCTAAGTTTTTTTCTGCTTCGTTAACCAGAAGCCAAGAATTAAATGCGTCTAAATAATTAATATATCCAGGATTACCATTCAATACTTCAATAGGTAATTTGTTATTGTCAATGGTAGAAATAAACGCATTTGTTTGATATGGATTACATCCATATTTAATTGGTGTTTGTTCAATATATTTCCTAAATTTAATCCGCTTGTCGAAATAAGTAACTATATTTTGATCATATTCTACAGTATGTTGGAATGCTTTTAAGGCTAAGTCTTTTCGTAGAAGTGTTAAAGATACTATATATTGATAAGAATCCATTAACTGCTGATAATCACTTGGATCTGTTAAAACTAGAACATTTTTATAATTTTTGGCTGCTGCCCTAATTAATGTTACACCTCCAATATCTATTTTTTCTATTATTTCTTCTTCTGTTGCGTTTTTTATATTAAAAGGATATAAATTTACTATTACTAAATCTATTTTCTCTAAATTATACATACTATTATTAAATTTATCATAATCTTCTACATGTTCTAATATAGTAGGGTCATACAAAATACCTCCGTATATTTTGGGATGAAGAGTTTTAACTCTTCCACCTAATATTTCAGGAAAACCAGTGAAATCACTAACAGATTTAATTCTCTTAGTATAATCTACATCATTTAATTCTATATTTCCATTTTGAATATTATCTACAATGTGATTATATGTCCCACCGGTAGAAATAATATTGTAATCATTATTGAAAAGAAATTTGACTAAGTCTATCAAATTACTTTTATCACTAACACTAATTAATGCGAGTTTCATTTTATAAACAAAATTATAAAGATATTCTTAAATTAAAATATTTCACTATAAAATAATTTAAAAATTGATTTTTTTTTTACAAATTATAAATATTAAAAATGGCACAAGAAATAAAAATTCAAGAAACTAATAATAAAAATACTTCATTACTTGTAGATACTTATCCGGAATGTATATGTAGTAATTGCCTATGTGGAAAAAGGAGTTGCTACATATGTGGAAGTGGAACTCTTCCTTTAGATTTTGAACTATGTAAAATACACGATTTTTGTAGTGCTGG